CAACCGTAATTGCTTTTATTGCGACAACAATCTTAGTGAGTAAAAGGGGTAATGCCTGTGGCATAAAATTAAAGTCTCCAGCAGGTTGATTTCTTTTCTCCGTTTAGCGTATTAAAAAGCAATCCGCTAACTCCAACAAAAGCCGCTTCTGCGCCTACAACAACCCCGATGCAGTCGCCATCTCCGCAATCGCTCACGATAATATCACCGCGCCGCGCCATTGATGACTCGATGCGCTCGATCCCGCATGGCTCTCCGTAGTTACGCACGATTCCGATAATGCCGCCGTGCTTCTTGATAAGTCGATGCGCTGAGATTGCGGAATGATATTGATCGCGCAGTTGAAACGCCGGATCAGTTCCAGTCGCACGCTTAATCCAGTCGCACGCAAACAAGCAACAATCGTTCTTCGCCCACGCGAACGGCTCGTGCCGACGCTCCTCGATGAAAGCGACTAGCTCGTCAGTCCAATTTTCTTTTCGAGTCATCATGCGTATTCTGTTGGGCCATAGTCGCCGCCGCCATTACTCATTACTGGAGCAGCGAGCTTTTCATTGCCCCAGTAAATTTCTTTTTCTTGGATAGCATTGACGTAAATTAAACCAAGATCGGCGATGGTTGCGCTGGCTCGTAACTGCAACTGCTCTTGATGTGTGTAACGAACCTCGCGAGGACGCCTAAAATCCATTAACCGATTCTCAGCCGTCATCGTTAGCGTCTGCGATGTTCCGTCATCCGAGATATTCATCACGTCCATTCGACCAGAGAAGATCGTAATCGGTGTCGATACCAGCGCCGCGCTTGAATTCAACGCACCGAATAGCACCGTGCAGTTTTTGCCTTGGTAATTTTCTGTAAGAGCTTCAGCAATTAGCGTTGTTGAAACACCTGAAAGTTCCAAAGAAATTCCGCGAGACGAAAGATCGGTCGTTTCCTCGATAGGTGAGATCGTTCCAAATTCACCAGTCCCCAAATAAGTGATCGAATTGTAGACCAGATTTCCATAACCACTCCAAAGATAAATCACCGGAGAAAACTCCAACGACGCTAACAAGATCGGTGTTAGTTGCGACGCGGAAACCTCCGTCACCATGTCGTTGCTCAGTGATCTGCCAGCGGTTGTGATGCTCATGACGCAATGTCCTCGACTACGCTAAAGCTCATGCCGTAAATGTTAGCTAACTCGATGCTCCATTGCGTCGATGGTTCCTGCAATCGAAACACGCCCTTTGCGTTGACCTTAGTGATAGGTGTGCTGACCGCGTAACTTGCACGCAATAACGGAAACAAATCTACGCTCGATGACGAGTTCACTTGGATTACCTTGTAAAGCGAGGTCGAGATTTGAATCCAGTCGCCTACCGCGAAATTGCCAGTCGCGCCGCTGAAGCCGAGCGTCGTATCGTTAGCCGTCGCACTTGAAACCAGCAACGTGCCTGTTACGGCACCGCGAGGATTTGGATTTGCGTAATCTTGAAAGTAGAACGTGCCGCGTTGCGCTGCAAGCAGGAACCCGATCACCGCTTCCGCGTCGGCGCGCACCATCGGTGGACACTCAACCGAGCCAAGCCAGCCTTGACCAGTCCAGTTGTATTGCTGAGATTGCAGCGTGTAAGGCGATATATTCCGGCGCGTAGAACTCACGCCAGTAATCATTAGCTTAGACGCAACGAGCGCCGCCGGAGGTGTGAGTGGGTAGGAAATTGCCATGATGTTTATTAAGCAAACGCTGCACGGTAGCCACCACCGCGACGAACCATGTCGGGAATCTCCGCTTTGAGTAACTTGCGTTGCTGTTCAAGGATCGGCGCAAGATCGGAGCGAGACACGCCGGAGGCGATGTTGTAGGTCACGTTTACGTTTGTTCCACCAGCGCCACTAGAACCGCTGCCCATCTTGCTATTTGGAATGATTGAACCGCTGCTGTTTGGCACGAATAGCTCTGGGCCTTTCTCGCCAACGACATAAGGCGAGCCGGAAGATACTGGGCCACCCATCGCTCTACCTGTTAATGCCTTAAAAATTCCGCTTGCAAGTGGCGCTGTCACCATCTGTTGAAAAATCATCCGCATCAAATCTAAACCAAGCGCCTTAATTACTTCACTTAATTTTTGACCAGAAAAAATTGCGTCCTCGAAACCACTTGCTAAAATGTCGCCTGTATTCTTTGCAATTATTTGGAAATCAGTTTCAGCGACTTTTCGCTTTCCTATCGTTTTAACCAGTCGCTCTTGCAGTTCAGTCAACTTTTCAAATTGTGCCACTTCTTCTGCGGTTGCAGTCAAAATGTTAAACGAGCCGTCTTCCGGTAACACTGATTGTAGTGCTTCGATTTCAGCAGTTAGATCAATCACCTGTTGAATTATTTTAGCCTGTTGTTGCTCAGCGGACATTTGCTCCATCTGAAAATTTTCGAAGGCTTCGTTTACAGCCAAAACCGATTTTTCGTAATCAACAAAAGCACTCTGAGCAATTTTGGTTTGTTCAGCGGTAATTTCTAACGTTTTTGCTTCACGATTTAACGCATCTAACTCAGCGGATAACGTAATATCTTTTGAGGCGCTGTTTACTCGTTCAATTTCTGCACCTAGACGCGCAAAAGCTTGAGAAGGAGTGTCCCCAATAGAATTCAACTGTTCTCTAAGTCTTAAAATTGTTTCAGTAACGTCGACGATTTTTGGTTTATCGCGATCCAAGCGCAGTTGATCTGCAATTCCCGCTGAATCAACTTTTGTAACACCGGTAATCGCATCTTTTAATTCAAGAACACGATCTACTCCCAAAAGCAGCGTTTCTTTTAATGCCTTGAAAGCGTTGTCAATAAACCCCGTCGCACGAGTCAACTTGTCAATTTCTTCCTGAGTTTTTCCTAATTTTTGCGCGTTTGCTTCAGCTTCTTCAAGTGTTCGATTTATGCTTTTTCCAATTTGAATTATCGCTGTAAGCGCGATAAATCCCTTGAAACTTGCAACCACCGTTTTTGCGGTGGCGTTCATCTTTGTGAGCGAGTTCTGCACGCTCGCAAAAGCCTGCTTCGTCGCATCAACCGCTTTAAGAATAAATGTTGCTTCAGCGGCCATTTTTTTTGAGTCGATTTAGGTGATTTATATAAGCAAGCCAGCCGGATAACTCCTCGGCTGGCATTTCCAATACTTCATAAGCGAACTTGCCGAGTCGTTCCGCGATTGCGTAAACGGCGAGAAGGTCGGCTCCTTGCTCGCCGCCGATTAGTTTTTTAGATCATCAACTTTAGGAGAATCTTCGGAGAGAATAGCATTTGCGACGCGAGCAACCACGTTGCTGTCGGCTTTGTTGAGGAACGTGATCCGATGCTCGATGGTAAATAACTTAATGCCTTCAGCGTTGCACGCCTTGGCAATCAAGATGTCTACCAACAATTCCATATCGTTGTCTTTCGACTTGCGATAAAGACGATTCTTTTCGCCCAGCGTAACTGGGGTAGAATAAATCTGCATTTTCCATTCTGGAACGTCGATGCGCTTTGTGCCGAGCGACGTGAAGTGTTCCCGAACTAGGTCGATTGCGTCCATTGTTTGTTCCTCAGATTAAGCCGTGACAGTTGACAGAACGCCATTGCCCTCAAATGCGGTCGAAGCCTCGACCAGACCATCGAAGTTTGCGGTGACATCGAACTTGGTGACGATTGCGCTGCCGCTGTAATACACGTCACCGGTCGTTGCCCCCTCTGGGTAGAGGTTAAGCGTCACGCTGCTGCCAATGGTCATTAGAAGCTGACCGGCATCGGCCTCATCCCAGAACATATCGCCGGAGACTGACCACATTTTCATGGTCGCGACCCGCGTGCGGTAGATGTCGCCGATAATAGAATCCTCAACGGTGTCAGAGGAATGTGAAAGCGAGTAATTTTTCAACTCGCCGATGGTGGTGCTAGAAATCTTTACGATCCCTTCGCGTCCTAGATGGTTTGCCATATTAGTCTTGGGTTAAGTAGATGCAGTTAAAAGTGTGACGAGCGACGCCCCAGCGCCGATCTTCATCTGGCTCGATCACATAATCGACCGTTGTCAAATGTAGGTCGGAGCAGACGCCACCGAGGGTGGGATCGGCTAAAACAGCAGCCTCGACCGCTGCGCTGCCGGTATCGAATAGGTCGTCGATCAGGTAGGTTCCGCTTTCTGCGATGAAGTAATCGACCATCAAGGAAAGCTGCCGATATTGCACGCGATTCGATGGCGCTAGTGATCGCACCTCGATTTGCTCTTGCACGGCGTAGACCGCAGCCGACGGAAAACTGACGCTGGCAATCGTGTTGTTACGACCTTTAAGAATGTTAGCGGTGACAACTACGCTCGCGCCAGTCAAAGCGTTAGCAGTAGCGGTGCGGATGTTTGTGCGGATGCTCATTATTTATTGTAGTCGATTGTTCCATCGCCTCTAACTTTCGCGAATCCTAAATTGACCGCCTTGTTTCCATAGATGCGGTTTATTTTTTGTAAGGTAATTTTTTCTCTAGCGAGTAAAGCTCCGTCAACATAACGCTGAATGTTAGGAATCGAATTTTTCGTAGCTGTTGCAATCACATATGGGTTTGGCCCAAAATTGAAAGACACGCGACCAGATGATCTAGCGTGCTTCCTAATCCACGAAGGCACTCTGATTCCACACGCAATAGCAGCAGCAGCAAATCCGGACTTGTTCCAACCGACTCTGTTTTTTAAGATGCCGAAATAAGCATCTGCGCTTTGTTTGCTAACCCACATTTGATCTTGCACCCTCCATCGACCAATCGTGTTTTGCGATACTTGCCCAGTTCTGCCATATTTATTCCGATATAGTTTTCTAAACTTAGCCATTTCTCCTTTACTCGCTTCTGGGCGCCAGAATTTTGACATAATCTTCACGCTTCTGCTGCTATCATTATTTCCTAATCTTACGCGCAATGTTTCATGCGTGCGATTGCGCGGTTCTCTCAATCCTGATTCACCAATCGTTTGAAAAAGACCAATGGAACTACTCTTCGCCATTTTTGATCCACCGAACAAATCACTCTTGATCGCGTTGAATCCTTGCTCTTGTGCAGCTTTAGTCATTCCCGCGCCTCGCGGTTGTTTCTCTGGTTTTATATCCCCCTTTCCAGTCGTCGGAGGAATAATCAGCATTATATTTCTAGCAAGATTACCGCCCTCGGCTCTGATAACTTTGCCAAGATCAACTTTTGCCGTAGCAGCTAATTGAGCAAGAAGCCCATTCAATTTTGCGGTGTTGAAATCAACCGTGATCATATATTTTTGCACACGTCAATTTCACAACCAGTCCCCTCGGCGTCTAACGTCACGCGCTCGACAAAGTAAGTCACGCCGGAACGCAGCAAGGTCTGCGACACCGCCGGAGTCGTTGCAATTTGGTCAGTCGTTAAGAAAATCGTGAACTTAGAATCCGCACGACGCTGATCCTCGAAGTCATCGAACGCATTACGAGCCGACGACCAGATGCCGGTCACCGTGTTGCCTTGGTAAGTGAACGTGATACCAGCTTGATCGAGGATGCCGAGATAGTCTGCGGCAAGCTGGGTGGGATCGAAGTCTCGGACGCTGCTCATACCATTGCTCCGTTTGTAAGAAACCACTTAGCGTGCAATTCTGGGCGATTCGCTTTAATCCACGGCTCGGCATCGTCTAAGCATTTTTTGACATCATCGCCGCAAGTCTGCGACCCGACGTGATGAACGTAAGCGCGGGAAATATAGTGATTCCGTTTCATGTCCAAGCATTGCACGTCGTCCGAGAACCAGTTGATCGGTGGGAAATCCACCCAAGCGCTGCGGGTAACCTGCGCGAAGATCGGCGCGATCACATCCGTGACAATTATTTGCGCCTCCGATTCGTATCTCAAAAAGTTAATCTTACCGATTCCGCAGCGTATGTTCTGCGTGCCTCTTGCGTAATCAGATCGACACGCAACAATGCCGTGATCGCCAAACTTTTCTTTGATGAAAGAAACGTCGCAAGCGAGTGTCCTCCATGTAGTTGGAGTCAAAACGATGTCGTCATTTGCAATCACGATTTCATCGAAGCGTGCAAACGCAATCGCTGCCGCCGCGTTGTAAGCATCGCCAAAATTGCGTGCGTCATTCGGCAGGTTAATCGTTTGGTGATTCGGCAACTTCAAGTCTGAGCCAGCGATATAAACCACCACATCACGCGGAACGTATTCCGAGATTGAGGCCAGCATGACCGGCAAGCACTTGCCGTGCGTCGTGCAAATTACAATCGCTTTCACCGAATGAGCGTGATCCTTTCCACCGCCTCCAAGACCTCGCAGTCCGGCTCCGATGCGGTGAACACCTCGGCTTGCGCTCGATACTGTGCGCGAGAAATTATGCGCTGATCGACCTCCTTGATCTTGATCCTTAGTGGCGTAGAATTGAGGTCACGACCTGAGATCAAATCAAAAAGTTTTGAATCCCATTGCAACGCTGGCGCGTAGTTATCCCGCACCTCGATCAGTAGATTCCCACGCGCTTTCTTGCTGGCTGAATTGAGCGCGTCGTCGAGCGTTCCTTTCACGTTAACGTGCTGGAATTGCTTGACCATTACCGTGCTGGTTTCGTCGTCGGAGTTGATTGCAAAGATATGCTCAACGTGCGCCGGATCGGTCGCGGCATTTAGCCAAGCGTCACGGCAAGCCACCGCGTTTGAGGTGTTATCCTTGGTCGCGTGCAGAAGCGTGATCCTTGGCTCCTCTGTTTTATGGCAATGCATTTGGCGTATCTCAGCGAGCGTCGTGAAGCCGGAAAGCCGTGCCGCACGCGCTGCCAAATCCCAGCCAGCCCAGTCATACCATTTGCGCTCGTGCGTCCACGGTCGATCCGCGACGCTCGGCACATCGAGCTTCAGCATAGTCTCAGCCCAGTAAGACGCTCGCTTGGCATCCTGCCTCTCAAAATGCAATAGTATCATAGTAGCAATCGCCTCGCGACACCAAGGGAAAACGCCGTGCGCTTGCAAAGCATACTGCATCGCCTCGCGGTTGATGCCGGAAATACGCGCTAAATTTAGCAACACCTCGTAACGGAACGAGCTTTCTAGATTCGGGAACGAGATCGCGATCTTGCCGAACTGCTCTGCCGCCGGTCGATTGCCGTCGCAGTAATGTTCTTGGTGAATGTAAAAGTATTGCGTTGCCGATTCCGCGACCGACTTGCCAAGAATCTTCAAGTTCCGCTTTCGGTTCGCTCGCTTGATCACGTTGGGCGAGTGTATCCAAACCGGCTGCTGCCAGTCCTCGTGCTTATCGTTAGCGAGCAGGAGCAGGTTCTCGTGAACGTCGTGATGCCAGCGGCGTCCGGCTTCAAAGGTTGATCGCCGGATAACGCGCTCGCGAAGCAGCTTCTTGTTTGAGCCTCTGACATCATACGGACAGCGTGCCATTAGAACGTCGTCCTTGGCGCTTTTAAGCGATTCGCGGAACATACTAGTCCCCTCGATCAGATCGTCGCAGTCAGCCCACAAAAGCCAGTCGCCTGTGCCTTGAGCGAACGCCGCATTGCGAGCGTCCGAGAACGAATCGACGTGCGGCCATTTTTGTGCGGTCAGAGTGTTGATGTATTCCGAGAACAGGAAATCCTTGCCGTTCTCGCCGCACCACGCACGCGCCTTATCCACGGTGTCGTCCGGCTCTTGACCACCGATAGCTCGCACCAGCGATAGCTCATCAAAGATCGGCTCAAACGAATTGAGCATTTGCAAGATGTGTTCCGATTCGTTGCCGCAAATAACGCAGAGAGATAGGCGCATGAGGTATCATACGAACCGTCAAAAACAGAAAGCCCCACGCAGTTAAGCGTGAGGCTCTGTTCACCAATTTAATTTAATAAATTAACTGTATTGAGTGGTGACAAGCTGACCGGCATTGGAATTGACGATTTTCTCGGCAACATATTGCGAAGCGCGCACGATGTTCGATTTGATCGACTCCTCGCGGTAGGTGCTAACACCAAACGCAGGGCCATACTCCGACCAGTTCAAGGTAAACCCAGCGCCGCCGCCGAAGTAACCCGCGCTGCCCTCGGAGACTGAACCCACGAAGATGTAGGTATTCGCCCACGCATTAGCGGCAGCGAACGCCACACCTTCAGGAGCCGAGTCATAGGAGGCGCGACCGACCAGCACCTCTTGCACGCCGAACACATCAGCCGCAGCCTGTGTCGAAGCGTTCAAGATCGTGTCGCTCGAAATGCCAGCGCCGCGTAAACGGTTCTGGAACTTCGTGCTGGCACGAATGCGCGTCCATACTGGGTAAGGAATGACGACCTTTAGGTTAGACGCCGACTCACCCTTGGCGAGCAAGCGGTCAATGGCATCCTGCACGTCGAGACCTACGTCAAACGTGGCTAAGTTAGCGGTCGTGTAAGCCGTGCCAGAATTGGTCGCGGTGAACGTGCCGGAGTCAAAAATCTTCGCAGCAACGCGAAGCTCGTGACCAAGCATCAACTTGCGCTGAGCGAGTTTTGCGGCCATAACCTCGGCGTCGAAAAATCTCGATACGTCCAAACTCACCGTATCGTCTATAGGATTTTCCACACCGAATTCTTGGCATTGATAGGTTTCTTGATTGTAAGAGTTCGTCATGCGAGCGTAAGATGCACCGACCGCACGCTGTTTGATGTCGCTCTTGAGCAACTGACCTTCTTTGAGTTGGAAAGAAGGATATTGACCGGCGCGAACAGGAACGTTCAGCACCGGCATGATCTTTGCCCCGATGAGTCCACTCTCCCATTCCTTGGACTGTTCGAGAACACCGGCGATATCGCCACGAAACACTGCAGCAGAATTACTATACATGGTAGTTTATAAATTAAAGGTTACGAGGAAGGATTTCAACCACGGCATTCGCGTCAGACGCGGTGCTAAGTGATTTGCCAACGGTGACCGTGCCGGTGATGGCAACGAGGCCACCAGCGACAGCGAACAGAGTGTTGCCGACCGTTACTGGGCCAGCGAGCAAAGCGACTTTGATGGTATTGTTACCGAGGAAGCCAACGGTGACGTAGTCGCCGGAAGCTGCGTCGATTTGAGTAACGCCGTCAACAACACCGCCGGTAGCGCAAAGGCCAACGCCGAGGTTGCTGGAGATCGTCACGAGACGGAAAGCGGTCAAGGCTGAGTTAGCCAGAAACGTGCCGCTGTTAAGATATTGGGTAGACATATTAGTTTAGGATTAGAGTTTGACGATTTCGCCAGACTGAACGCGGGCGCGATAGTCGGTGTATTCGGCAGAATGGTTTTTAACCGCGAACGAAATGGCAGCAGACTTGTTGCCCTTCAGCTCGACGGATTTGTCAGCGACGATTTGCTCGAAGCTGCGTTTGACTGCATCGGCTGGTTTAACAGCTTCAGCGGAAGCAACAGGAGCAGCAGGAGCGCCGAACTGTTTGCTAAATTCACGGATGGCCGCGAGCGCACCTTCGTTAGCGGCGTTCGTGATCATGTCGTTCTTCGCTTTCATTTCAGCGACCTTCTCATCATCGGCTTCAACCTTACCGGCAGGAGCCATTGCGCTTTCCAGCTTGGAAAGGCGATCATTCATCGCCATCATAGCAGATTCAATCATGCCACCGATGGACTTTTTATCATCTTCATTCATAGGATTATTATATTGTGGAGTGCCAGACGGTTCGTTCTTCGGCATCACGCTCTCAAGTTCCTTGAGTTTGCGACTAAAGAATCCGTCTGGATTGGCAGCGGGTTCGCTCACGAGGTCTACGGAGTAAATCTCAGAGCAACGCTGCAAAATGGTTTTTTTATCCGCGCCGACTTCACTTGGGCCGGAGAACGCAATCGAGAGACCGAACGTGTCGGGGATGCGCTGCGCGATTTCGAGGATGTAGGTGCGGTGCGGCGAGCTTTGCAGTAAGTGCAAATCGCCCAGCAACTTGTCGCCCTCGATCCGCATCGTGTCGATGTAGCCGATGATATCACCCGCACCGCCGGAGTGATCGAGTTTCACCTTCAGACCGCCGGTATATAACTCGGCAGCGGTCTTAACCTGCTCAAGCGTCTTGCGATCAATCGCAACGCCGTGACCGAGGGCTGGGCCTACGGTAATGAGCGAAACGCCACGGATCACGCCAGCTTCGGCATCAATCTTGGAATCCGCTACGGCAGCAAATGAAATAATCGGGGTCATCGTAAAGCGCCTCAGTTGTCAAATTTAACATCCGCACTATTATAAAGATGGACACGCGGCAACTGAGACCCGCGAAACGCTTCATGGGCAGTCAATCTTTATGGCAGAGCGCAAAAAACGCTCTGCCTTTCTTATGCAAGAAATCGAATCCAAGATAATAAGAGACGCGCTGTTAAAATGGAATGATCTGCCGAGTCGCACGATTGCGCGAAAATTGATCGCTGATAATCCCGATGTCTGGCTTAAATCAAAATTAGAGAACGTGCGAACTAGCATCAGGTATCTGCGCGGCAAACAAGGTGCGAACAATTTAGCCAAAGCAGTAAGGTCTAATAAATTCGTTGAGAAGTCGGAGCCATCGCATTTCATCCCGCCCTCGGATGAATCCGATTTCATTCCGCACATCGTTAAGAACGAATTGAATCGTGACGCGAAGATCGCCGTGCTGGGCGACATCCACTTGCCGTATCATTCAGTCAAGGCGCTGCGTAACGTGTTCGCTCGACTGGATAAGTTTAAGCCGGACTTGATTATTTTGAACGGTGACACAATCGACTTCTATAAGCTGTCGCGCTTCATGAAAGACCCGCGCTGTCGATCTGTTAAAAAAGAGATCGAGACGACGAATGATTTCTTGGACGCGCTCGATGAGCGTTATCCCAAAGCAAAAAAGATTTGGAAGGACGGCAACCACGAGGAACGTCTCGATCATTATGTGATGAGCGCCGCGCCTGAGATTTACGATCTGAAGATTATCACGCTTACGGAACTGCTGCAACTCAAGGAACGTGGTTTCGATTACGTTAATGAGAAGCGTGCGATCTACCTCGGCAACCTTACGGTGCTGCACGGTCACGAATACCCGACGCCGATGATCGGCCCAGTCAACGCAGCGCGTGGATTATTCATGCGAACGAAAGCGTCCTCGCTCGTGAATCATCACCATCAAGTTAGCGAACACGTCGAGAATGACGTTCGCGGCAAATCGATTGCAACGTGGTCACTCGGTTGCTTGTGCGATTTGCATCCGATGTATTCGCGATACAATCGCTGGTCGCACGGTTACGCCGAAGTCACGCTGAGTGCTTCCGGCGAGTTCGTGGTCAGCAACATCAAGGTTTAATCCGCTGCGGCGCGGTTAAACCATCACGAGTTCCTGCTCGTCCTCGTCGTCCTCATCCTCATCAAATGGGCCGTTCATGTGAATTATTTCTTACGGCTCATCCGATCACCGAACCACCACCCAATACAGTTGAAAGCGCAGAACTGAATCTCGTCGATCATCTCGGCTTGCTCAAGTGCGGTGACGCGGAAGAAAACAAGCGTAACGAGTATCAGCAGTAGCAACGTGATCGCGGGTCGAAAGAGCGTGATAACATTAGCCGCCCACGGTGAGACGTTAGCCGGAGGAGTCGCCGCCTGTTGGCTCGCGGTGAACGCATCCCACTTAGCCTTATCGCTGGCGATACCAGCCATGACCGTTGCCTTCTCTAACTCGCGCTTATGATCCTGCCCAGCTTTGTAGTTCTCGAAGAAGCCGTTGCCGATGCGGAGCAAGACACCGAGTGCGCCACCGCCAAGTGCGTTTGTGAATAGGTCAAGCATGGTAGTTAAATGCCAAAGATTGCTTGTTGAAGTTTACGAAAACAGAAATACGGAAACCAAATAAATTTAGGCACGCGCTGCACGCGGTGACGAGTGTTGCAGACGAAAGGATATGTCGCATCCCATAGCCGTATCGTGATCTTGCCGCCACTCGACGAAGTGCAGTTCTTAATCTTGATCTCCTGCGTCGGTGGCCGTCCCGCATACCAGTAATTGTCATACTGCCCAAACTCTAACAAGCCATCGGCCAGCGAGTCTTGCAGCGTCCAGCCGTTAATACTGCCTTTCACCGTTACGCTTCCGCGAACCTTGCAATTTGAGAAAGTATAAAGCGATCCGCGCACGCAATCAATCGCGTCCTCCTGCGAGCCGTCTGGAATATCCAGATCGACTACGTTCAGCACATTTACGTCTGAGCATTTGAACAGATCGTCGTAGTTTGAAGGAACAGCCGGAGCTTGCCAGTTGTCTGGCCCGATAATGCGGCCATCATACTCAGGCCCGCAGTAGCTTTTCCAGTTCGTGTCCTTCGTGCCACTCATGCTAGTCGCCCTTAGGTTCTTCCTTCGGTTTGAGTGCCTCCGCGATCTGCTCCGCACACTTGCGAATCAGTTCGTGCTGCTCTGCATTTAGCGGAGCCATGCGTGCTGCGTTATAGAGGTTATTGAGTGCCTGATCTAGTGTCATGTTGTTCATGTTGTATTTTATTGTTAGACGTTACGTTTGATAATCCATGCGGTGATTGCCGAGATTACTGCCGCCAAAACCGCCACCTTCCCCCGAAGCTCGTTCTTAAAACTCTCCAGCATTGTCACGCGACCGTTTGTTTTGATGCACTGCTGCAACACTTGCTCCAACACCTTGTCCTGCGCGTCCATGCGCGTCAGGATAGCGGATAGCTGAGCGTCAATGCTGAGAGGGTCGTAGCTCATTTGGCTTCTAGGGCGGGTTCTGCTGGCTTGAGTGGCTCAACGATTGGGCGACCGTTTTCGTCCGTCCAGTCCGTGTCCATGATGTGCGGGTCTTTGCGCTCGCCTATTACCATCCAGCTTACGTTGTCGGTGGATGCCGCATCTTGCGCTTCGATGGTAAGGATGTTGCCAGTCACTTTGCCGCGAATTGCGCCCCAGCCAGACTCGTTGCTGGTAAAGCATTGCACGTTGGCGCATAGCACCTCAAATGTGCCTTCCGTCATTGTGCTGTCCGTGTCGATGTTTACGGATGCCTTGCCGTCCACTAAGTTTATTTTGCCGCGATAGATGAGGTCGCACTTTGGCCCTTCGATGAAGGAGTGAACGAGTTGGTGAGTAGCAGACTTAGATGGCAGCGGATGCTCGATGCGGAACGAGCCAGAACCTTTGGAGAGTGCGCCTGTGCAAGTAAGCGTGCCAATTACATAAAGGCCATCAACGCTATTACGCCCAAAATATGCTTTGTCTGTTCCGTCTCGACCAAAAGTCAGCCCCCCCAGTGAATCATGTCCGACAGTCCAATACGTTCCTGACCCACGTTTAATTTTTAAATAAGTATCAGCCGCTGTGCCACCAGAATTAAGAGTCAAAGCCTCACCAGTTGCCGCCGTGCTAATAGCACCTGTAGAGGTAGTAGTCCCAGTGACCGCGAGGCCAGTAGAATTAATACGGCCTCTCTCGGCCCCTCCTGTAGCAAAACCAATGTAGCCAGTTGCTCCAGTTGAATTACCAGATTGCGCCCATAGTCCTCCATCATTAGAGACAGCAAATCCATACGCTTCCGTGCTAGAAACAGATACAAGTGTTAGTTTTTGCTGTTGATTTGTTGGTGTGCCTGCGTTTGCGTAACTACCATCAAGTGTCAGCCGCGTTGGAGTTGCCACAGGAGCTAAGCCAGCCGTGCCAATGGTAGCGTTACCGCTTGTTCCTACTGTGCCAGTGACCGCGAGGCCAGTGCCATTGGTCATCGTGAGTATTGTCCCGCCCGATGTAACGCCAATTTTTAGCAGTCCAGTAGTTGCTTCGTTTGTAATGTTCCAACCAATAATTCCAGTCTGTGCAATGTTGATAACCGAAGCAGTTCCGCTTGCCGTTGTATTTGATATTGATGATGTGGCCGACAAACTCCCTGTCACCGAGAGTGCAGTGGAATTCCAATTTCCAAGACTTGCATATCCATTACTTCTAAAAACAAAATTGGTTGTGTGATTACCGCCAAAGTAAAAATTGCCAGTACCCGCCCCAGTTCTTTCGGACGCCATCTCAAGAACATAGTCTGCTGTTGTTCCACTAGCTATTGTAAGATACGCACTAGCACTCCCTTTGTTTACCAAAGTAGCTACAGTGTCTCCAGAATTAGTAGTAGCAAAACGATTATAAGTTCCGTTGCTCGCTGTAACGACCCCTGTGATTGCGAGGCCGGTGGAGGAAACCGACGTAATCGTGCTGGTGTTAATCTTGGTATTAATTGCACCAAAAGACAACACCTCAAGCGAGTTACCAGCATTGGGTATATCACCAATTTGAATCAAATTGCCCGCCGTCATGCCGAGCGTATTCCGCGCAGTGCCACCTGATTCCTTAAATTGTAATGCCGTAGCATTAGCCATTGTTACAGCACTTGTTGCCGTAATCGTCGTCCCCGCAATCGTGCTAGGTGTGGTGCTGCCCAGCGTGCCGTTCAGAATCCCACCTGTGATAGTTTTGTTCGTCAGCGTGTCCGTTGTCGCTTTACCAACCAGCGTATCCGTCGCATCTGGCAACGAGAGCGTTCTGTCCACCGTCTGCGTGCTGCTCAACATTGTGCGCGTGTTCGTCGTGCCACCCGCAGCGTTGAACATGATGCGCTTCGTGGCATCTGTTGAGTCTTGCACGTTGACGTAGCCTGACGCGCCCTTGCCAGCCAAATGCAGCCCAACAGAGGCATCTCCGCCACTGGCTGAGATATGGACGGCACTGCCACTCGGGGCGTTTTCTATCGTGACCTCATTCACCGCACTAGCAATCGAGGCTAACTTCAAGGTCTCATTGCCGCTTGCGTCGTTGATTTGGGCAATCACTGGTGTAGTGATCGTTGGCGAGCCTGACAGCACTACGTTGGTTGTGCCTGTGGAGGTTGTGACTCCGGTGCCGCCGTTGGCGACTGGCAAGGTTCCAGTTACGCCTGTCGTTAGCGGTAGACCTGTCGCGTTAGTTAGCGTAGCCGATGACGGCGTGCCAAGTGCTGGCGTAACTAAAGTCGGCGAGGTCGAAAAAACTAGATTGGTCGAGGTCGTTCCTGTCGCACCCGCAGCCGTGAAGCCAGATATATTATTAAACGCCGCGATCCCTGCGCTCGTTGCGTTCGTCCCGCCTAATGCAACCGTGACCGGAGCCGTGAGCGAGAACACCGTGCCAGTGAGCGTAAGCCCAGTAGAAGCGGTGTATGATCCCGCGCCGCTAAACTGTGACCAAGGTAATGCCGTCGTGCCTAGCGTGCCACCAGCGTTCGCCGTGCAAACGTAGCCAGTGTCCGCGTTGACCGTGCCTGTCTCAATAAAAGTAAAAGCCGAGGTTAACTCGTCCCAAGTATCCGCGTCGGTCGTGCGCGTCCACGAACCAGCAGCGCAGAGGTAAATACCGTTGTTCTGCGAGAGCGACTGATTCTTAACCAGCACGCGGTTGCCTGCAATAATTGCAATACCGTCAATCGTCTGCGTCCCACTGAGCGTGATGTCAGCCGTCGTCGCTGCAACGCAACTAGCCTTCGCATCTAGACCCTGCGCGACGGTGTCGACGTAGAGTTTGTTGGCGATGTCAGTCGATGCACTGGGCGTAGTCGAGATCGTTCCAGCAGTCGCGGTTAAATTCGCAATCGTCCCAAGTGAGGTCAGCGATGAAGCCGTGACGCCTGATGCCAGCGTGTTGCCGGTAAGCGTGCCAGCCGGAGCAATTACCGCCGCAGTCGTGATCGAGGTCGTCAGACCCTTGGCGTTAATCGTTACGACTGGAATTGCCGTGCTGCCGCCTGTCGTCCCCGCCGTAGCGACGGTGGCGAGCGTTCCCGCCGCCGTGACGTTCCCGCTGCCATCGAAGCTCGGTGAGGTATAAGCCAGATCGCCTGTGATCGCGATTGTGCGACCTGTCGCGAGAGCCGTTGCGGTTGCCGCGTTACCAGTCGTGCTGCCGGACGATCCGCTGACGTTGCCGGTTACGTTGCCTGTAAGATCCGCTGAAATTGTTCCTGCGCTAAAGTTGCCGGACGCATCACGAGCCACGATTGCGGATGCGGTGTTAGCATTAGTTGCAGTCGTCGCCGAGTTGCTAACCTTGAGTGCGGTTGCAATAGTATCCAGCTTAGTGTCTACGATGGCCGCGCTTGCGTTGATGTCAGCGTTGACAATGACACCTGCTGCAATCGAAGTGGCATTGCCCACGCTGGTCACGTCGCCAGTCAAATTAGCGTTCGTGGTTACATTTGATGCGGTTCCAGTTAGGTTTGCCGTAATCGTTCCAGCTATAAAATTACCTGATGCGTCACGCGCTACAATAGCAGATGCCGTGTTTGCGCTCGCTGCTGTGGTTGCCGAGTTGCTGACCTTTGAAGCGGTCGAGATCGTCGCGAGTTTTGTGTCTACGATTGCAGCCGAAGCGCTGATGTCGGCATCAACAATGCTAGTCGCTAGATTTAGTTTGCTGTAAGCAATAGCTGCGCTCGCGTTTACGTCAGCATTTACAATCACGCCGGACGCAATTGAGGTTGCATTCCCGACGCTTGTTACATCGCCGGTCAGATTTGCGTTTGTGCTAACATTGCCAGCGGTAAGACCTGCTGCCGTGCCAGTGATGTTCGTTCCCACCAGCGCAGAAGGTGTGCCGAGGGCTGGAGTGACTAAGGTCGGAGAAGTTGCGAACACGAGCGCACCGCTGCCCGTTTCGTCGCTGATTACGCCAGCAAGTTCCGCTGACGTTGTCGCCGCTAAAGCCGAGAGCTTGTCAGTCGTAACGACGAGCGTCTTGTTTGCTGGAATCGTCGTGCCGTTCAGAATTGTTGTGCTGCTCGATGAGAGAGTAGTAGCAGCAACGGTCGAAGGGTTACTCGCGCCGATCGCCGTGTTAGTGATGCCGACCGCAGAATAATCCGTGGAAACTCCAACGACGGAACCGACGCGACCGAACACGCTCGAAACCTTGTCTGTGTTATCGACTTTCGTCCAAGTGCTAGTGCCGAAGATCGCCCAGTCCCCAATTTCCCAGTCGGTTACACCGTTGAGATTTGTTGAACCCGCAACGCTGACGATATAGAAAAAGCCAGTCGTGCCGACGCTCGATGTGAGTGTCGGTGTGTTTGTCGATGCGTTCCAAGAGCCTTGAAAGTTTACGCCGCCAGTTGCCGTAACCGTAATCGAGCCAGCACCATTCGTGATGGATATACCGTTACCGGCAGTCAGCGTCGACTTGACGTAATCTTGACCGTTACCGATCAGAGTTTCTCCATTGCTTGGAGTTCCAGTAAGTTCCGTGATCGAAGTGATGCCAGCACCGACACCACCCTTCGACGAGTTGAGCGTCCACGCCGTCGAGTTCATCGTCGGCTTTTCCGTGGTCGTCTCGTTTGCGATGAAGCTGTTGCCGTTAATCGACACGAGATCGAGCTTGTTATACGTCTCGCCGATCTGCCACTTGCCGCGAGGATTCAAGCTCGCTGGCTCCGCAAATTCTTTCCGCAGTTGGTCGATTTGATTCGCTCGCGGGAAACGTGAAAGCTCATCGAGGACGATCTCTTTGACCGCTGAAGGTAAAGCAATCGCAGCCTCTGCGATCCGTGCCTCTGCCTTGATCAGCAGTCGATCATTCTCCGCACGCTCATTCATCAACACCGAATACTTTTGCGCGGTCGTGTCCTCTAAACTGACTGCAAGTTCCGCAATCTTTTGCTTGAGCGAGTTGCCTAGGATGGCGTGTTCGCTCTGTGATGCGGTCAGTAAATAAGCCTGCAACTCCTCGCGCATCGCTGGCTCGATCTCATTCAGATTACGCTCGATCTCGACCGAGAGATGCGTGCGAAGCTCCGGCAACGACTCAACGAGTTTGCGTAGTTCAACGCGCTGGATGATTGCCAGCTCGATTAGGTTGTCGATTTGAGTCTGCGTGTGGATCATGTTATTTTGGTAAGTTCGATGATTGATTTTTCACCAATGATGCTAGCCTTGATTTCATCGACTCGCAGATTTTGCTTGCTGCGATAATTCTGCACGGCGTCCAGCCACTCCTCTGGTGCTGGTGGTGTGATTGCCGCGAACGTCTGACGCACCTCTGCGGATGCCGCATTGATTTTCTGCGCGTCGGCTTGCTTGTTCAATCGCTCTACGATTGAGGTCGCCCAGACGTAACCTTCATCGCCACCCCAGCCGTTCCACGCTTGCCAGCCCTTGCCTTTTTCGTCCCACGTCTCGCCCTGCTTGTCGGCCTCGTGCCGGTCAAAAAACGCTTTCATGCGCCGCACTGTGTCCTCGGACTGAGGGCGCTTATTCATCAGATCGCGAGCGCGAGCCAAGCCGACCGAGGTCATGCCGCGTTGTGATGCTGGCTTAGTATCACGCACCTTGAGTGCTTGCCTTGCGTTCTCTGCGATCGCGTTTGTCGGAATGTAAGTGCCGTCGGCAAAGTTTATCGTGACGTGTTCTGATTCAAACGGCTGCAACGGTAACTCAGCCGGTGTATCTGTGGTTGTAACCTCGACTGGTTTTTCACTCTGTTGTGCGCTTGCGTTCTGCGCGTCTGCCGCTGCCGCACCGACGTTCTCACCCGCTGCCGCTGCCGCTGCCGGAGTCGATGGCAGTGAGTTGGTAACAAGCCGGATCGAAGTCTCCGGCACTTCGTATTTCGTAGAAAGTTCTTTAACGAAGCTCGCCTCGATTGCGATCTGCTCAAGCCGCGCAAAAGCATCCGTGCCTTCTTCAGCCGCGATCTCTTGCAGCGACTTCGCGCCTTGCCGGTTCTCGTTCATGTTCGCCGCAGACTCGCGACCGACATCGATCGAGAGCTTTGCAGGGAAACGCCACTCGCCCATCGTTGCGCGGCGCAAGGCTTGCACCATAGTCTCGCCAGCCAGCAACTTCGGTGGCGCGATCTCGTTGCGTGCAATCGCGTCCAGAATCACCGCGTCCTTGATTGGATCAAGAACCTTATCGACTAGCACGCCTTGATGCCGCGTGAACACGCGATCCGCTGCCGCAAATTCTGCGCGAACGCTTGGGCCTTTGTAGTCTTGCGTTCCGAATAAAACGCCTTCCGGCACGCCGACACCGAGAGCGATCTCGTGCATCAAGTGCTGAACAAAGCCAGCGAACGCTTGCGAAGGTCTCGACGGCATGACCTCGATCTTATCCGCGTTACCGAAATAACGGATCGTGCCGACCTCGCTAAGTTCATTCTTCTGCTGCTGTCCACTTGGCAGCGTGTTTGCGGGGGTAGGTTGAAATAAGTTGCGAGGATTTGCCGTGCCGCGATCTGTGAAAATTAAAGCAGCTTGCTGCGAAGCGAAACGGACACCCGCTTTTTCGGCTTCGAGGATTTCGTAGAGGCTACGCGCCGTCCTGATGGCCGCGTGGAAATCGGTGACTCCACGATACTGATCGACTCGGAAAGGGTCGAAGTAATGGCAAAACTGCGCCGCTGGAATATCTTCCGCGCCGAAGTAAACGCCGTTTTTATCGACTCTAAAAATGCGGTAAGCAATCGGTTGACCATATTCATTTGTGATAATTCCTTGGGTATAGTTTTCTGCATCAAGTCCAGAATTGTTTGGATTGCCAATGCGCGTGCTTGGCACGAGTTGCAACTTGAGTTCCTCGCCTACGCGCCGGATCACGAATCCGCAATCGCCGTCAACTGGTCGCTCTTCGGCTGCAAGCTGCACGAGCTTCTTAAACGAATGCCGACCAGTTACATCAGCGCGTTTGCACCAAGCGTGGAAGTATTCGCTGATCGTTGCGTTGTAAGCACGGTCACCTGTCGCCGGAGAATACTCGTGCGGCGTTAAATAGTTGCCAAACTTGCGACTGACCTCCCGCGCCTCCGGCAGATTCTCGACCAGATCGCGAGCTTCCCACATCATGACGATTCGACTGAGCTGCGTCTGGCTCGACTCAGAAGGCAAGCCCATCGTTTTGGGCTGGTATATTCGCGAGCTTTGCGATGCGTTATATTCAAACAACGCCTTGCTCACGCGAGCCTCCAAACGCTTCAACGACCATTGCGGCGCGACATTATCCAGCGCACGCTCAATCCAAGGACGATTTTGCAGGACTTTTGAAGCGTCGAAGTTTTCCATGTTTTATAGACCGTTAAAGCTCGCGAAGGTAACTGTATCGGTGCTTCCGTTGCCTTCGTCAATAGCGCCCTGCAACTGACCTAACATTTCATTGAGGCGACCTAAGTCGGCACGCGACACGCTTTTACCGTTCAGCGAGTAGCTCTGATTGAGCAAGCAAGCCTCGATTGCGGAGACCACTTTGGTTTTTAACGCGAGCAAAGTCGCTTGCTCAATACCGATGAAAGGATTGTCGAGTGCCATGCAATAACGCACGGCGTGTCAAATTAGACAGATACTGTTGATGGTGTAAAACGACCATCCTTGCGATAGCAGTCCGGCAATTTGAAATCAATTTTAGCTCCTTTCCTGCTATTAAGTGAAAATGGCAAAACCTGCAAATTGCGATGACAATGAGAGCCTCCGGCAGCTAAAGGAACGATGTGATCGACCGCGTGTCTGATGCCGGTGCAATAACTTACTCGATTTGCAATCTTGTAAAAACCATCAACGACCGATCGCCATGAGTCGGTCGGAACTGCTTTCATTTGTCTGGCTCTCCTAAGTTCTTCGACTGCTGTGCATTTATCCCTGTTTGCAGCTTTCCAACGCCTAATATTTTCAGCCGCTTTCATAGGATTCTTTTTGAGCCATGAAAGGCTTTGTTCGCGTCTTTTTAATAGATTTTTATCTCTATCGTTTTTTCTCCAAACCTTCATTGCGTCTTTGTTTTTTGCCCTCCACGCCTTAAGTCTATCGTTCTTTA